CATCAATGATGGAAGAAGCAGAGCGTGGCTTGGAATGGCGCAAAGAGTTTGGGCGAGGCGGTACAAAGATAGGCGTAGCGCGCGCACGCGATATAAAGAACGGCAAAGAATTATCCACAAGCACCGTGACACGGATGTTTTCGTTCTTCTCGCGTCACGAAGTCGATAAGAAGGCAGAAGGCTTTGATGTTGGCGAAGAAGGGTATCCGTCAGCCGGGCGCATAGCATGGGCTCTTTGGGGTGGTGATCCTGGCTTCTCATTTGCCAAGCGGGTTCGTAAAAGTATGGAAGCAATAGATAAAGATTACGACCGGGCTGAAATATCAGCGACCGTCAAAAAAGGGCTGACCAACAAGGCAAAAGACCACAATGAGAAGGTGGGTGATGACAAAACTAAAAGAACTAATGTCAGAACTCTATCAGCGGTGTTTAGACGCGGTGTCGGAGCTTATTACACCAATCCGGGATCTGTTCGACCAACGGTGAAGAGCCCAGAGCAATGGGCTTACGGGCGCGTCGAATCTTTTTTGTATGTCTTGCGTAACGGCAAGTTCAGAAGTGGCAAGCACGATACGGATCTACTGCCCAAAGGGCATCCCATGAGCACTAAGCGCGCGTTTGCAGAAAAAAGGCCGTATCCGCATGAACACGCTGCTAGGATTGAGAATCCTGATAAATATGAAGAGTTTAGGCGGCGTAACGACGAATTGGGTGATGGCATTCATGTGATCTTCGGTTTGTTGGGTGACAAGTCAGAGATACAGTCATTACGTTTTGACAAAGAGAAATTCACGGTCGATGAAGC